CCCCCGGCATATTCTAACCACAAAGGTACAATATATCAGTACCATTCTGATAATACCCTTTCGTGCGCCCGAGCGGCTTCATGCCGTCCGGGCGTTTTTGCGTCTATATGGAGCCTCGGGCCAACTTGGCCCGAAGTCCAGCCCCGGTGCCGCTCTCCGCCGCCCTCCGCTTCGGTCACTCGTCAATCCCCAACACCGAAACGGAGGTACACAATGAAGGAAATCAATTTGCGGGATTTTTACCCGTGGTATATGGAAGATGTGATGGTCGAAGTCACGGAGGAAGTTGCGGAAGAATTGCTGGCGGGCCAGCGGTACATCAAGGCCAGCCGCCGCCGTGTCTACCGGAATAAAGCGCACTTCTCGCTGGACGCCGAGGACGGTATCGAATATTCCGCCTGCTTCTCTAACCCCTCTCCGCAAGAACTGATCGAGCGCATGGAACGCTTCGAGCATATCTGCCATGCGCTGAATAGTCTGCCTGACGCACAGGGCCAGCGGGTGTTTGAGCACTATCTGCTGAACCACTCGGTCAAAGCGATTGCTGCCGCCGAAGGTGTGACGGAAAGGGCCATCAACGCCGCCATCCAGCGTGGCTTGGAGAACATGAAAAAATATTTGGAAAAAGTTCTATAAGCCTATTCTTTTTCCCGTTCTAACTGACACGGTTAATGAGAGGATGAACCTTCCTCACACAACTGAATAGCGGGTAACTCGGAGTGCTTGGCAGGGAGCCAAGCAACAGGTACGCCAAGACTTTTCCATAAGGAAAACGAGCGACAACTACTCATGCCGCAGGTGGGGACAAGCCATCTCCACGGCCACAATCTGCAACGGGCCGCAAGGAATAAGTTGGCAACTTATTCGCTCCGATTTGCCGCACAATCCAGCGGGGACGCTGACGGAAAAACAGTTGTCTTGTGACAGGCCAAACATATAGCGTCAGCGTCCCCAGCTTTATAAGAAAGAAGGTCTTGACCATGAATGAGGAATGGAGCAACGACGCTTGCCGTGGCTATGTTATCAAAGCCATGGAAAACTGTGGGTTCCATGCAAAGGACATTCATCAGGTGCTCGTTGAGCTTTATGAAGTCTTTGACTTCTGCGCTGTTGAGGAGGCGGCGCACTACTACGAAAATTGGCAATACTGACCTCGGGCCAAGTTGGCCCGAGGCGTGGAGAAGAACGAAAGGACAGCACTCTTTGCCGGGTGCTGTCCTTTCGCTTTTCCCCACTGGGACAATGCGGGAAATGCTGGCAGTCAACCAACTACGCAAAGGAGGCTTCAATGGTACAATCCGTTACTTATCAGAGTGAAACCAAAACCGTCCATTTTCAGGGGAAAAGCATTGTGCTGGAAAGTCTTACGCCGGTACTCTCTCCGAAGGAAAAGGAAAAGCGGAAAAAGGAGATTGAACGCTGTCTTTATGAGGTGTTCAGCAAGTACAGAAGGGCCAGCGATACCCCGGCCTGACCATCGACAACATTGTCCTTCGGGGCTATCAATGGTATAATATACTTGTAGGTTGGTAGCTCCATTCCACAGGAAAGGAGCCCAACATGAATATCAGAGAAGATGTAATTTATGCAAGACAATCCGTAGACCGCAAGGACAGTATCAGCATTGAGAGCCAGATTGATTTCTGCAAGTATGAGTTGAAAGGCGGCAGTTGCCGGGTTTTCAAGGACAAGGGCTATTCCGGCAAGAACACCGACAGGCCCGAGTTTCAAAAGCTCCTTGGCGAGATACGCAAAGGCAAGGTACGCCGGGTAGTTGTCTACAAGTTGGACAGAATAAGCCGCTCCATTTTGGACTTTGCGAATATGATGGAGCTGTTTCAGAAATACGATGTAGAGTTTGTTTCTTCCACAGAAAAGTTTGACACCTCGACCCCTATGGGCCGGGCCATGCTGAATATCTGTATCGTATTCGCCCAGCTTGAACGGGAAACAATTCAGAAGCGTGTCACAGACGCTTATTACTCCCGGTGCCTGAAAGGCTTTCACATGAGCGGTCAAGCTCCCTATGGCTTCGACTTGGAGCCGACGGTGGTTGAAAATATCCGCACAAAGATGATGGTAGCCGACCCCATAGCCGCAAGCCATGTACGCCTGATGTTTGAAATGTACGCCGAGCCCGAGACTTCCTTCGGAGATATTACCCGGTATTTTGAGGAACGGGGTATCAAAGTATATGGGAAGTCATTGACCCGTTCCTACTTATCCCAGCTCTTACGCAACCCGGTCTATGCACAGGCCGACTTGGAAATGTACGAGTTTTTCAAAAGTCAGGGTACGGTGGTAGTCAATGACGCCGCCGACTTTGCCGGGACAAATGGCTGTTATCTCTATCAAGGCCGGGATGTGAAGGAGGACAAGGACAAGAGCCTGAAAGACCAGATCCTTGTGATTGCACCCCATGAAGGTTTTGTATCTGCTGATGTTTGGCTGAGGTGCCGCAAGAAGTTGATGACAAACACCACCTTCCAGAATGGCCGCAAGGCCCGTAATACTTGGCTGGCCGGGAAAATCAAGTGCGGGAAATGCGGGTACGCACTCAAAACGACCCACAATCCCTCTGGCTATGAATACCTCCGTTGTTCCAAGCGGGCCGACCACAAGGGCTGTCCGGGGTGCGGTACTCTCCGCAAGACGGAGTTTGAGCAGTTCATTTTTACCGCCATGGGAGAAAAGTTCCGGGAGTTCAAGCTACTGCGGGGCGGCGAGGAAAAGGCAAACCCGAAGATTACCGCCTATCAGGTGGAGCTTGCACAGGTAGAGGCCGAGATTGAAAAACTGCTTGATACGCTGACCGGGGCCAATGCCACCTTGCTGGCCTATGCCAACAAGAAAATCGAGGATTTGGACAACCGCCGCAAAACGCTGGCCAAGGCGATAGCTGACTTGTCCGTTGAAACGCTGTCCTCCCAGCAAATTGAATTGCTGTCCGGGTATCTGGACGATTGGGAGAATATCAGCTTTGAGGACAAACGAAAAGCCGCTGACGGCCTGATTTCTTCAATCAGCGCAACCAGCGACTATGTAAAGATAGAGTGGAAAATCTGACACTCTTTCCACTCTATCAAACCACTTGTTTCTTTATACCGCTTGTAGCCCCTTGTACACCGTTTCTTCGCTTTTATGATAGCTATTGCGGATGTTCTATGGTATTGTGTGTTGCTGACGAAGGAGGTGGCAGAGGAATGAGTGATAAGGAGAAAACCAACGGTTCTCTGGCGATGGCTCCGCGGGTCATTACGATCCCGGCAGCGAATCAGGAAACCGCACGAAAACTCCGCGTGGCAGCGTATACCCGTGTCAGTTCCAACTCCAAGGATCAAGAACACTCCTTTGCCGCGCAGAATGCCTACTTCTCCAAACTCATCACAGACAACCCTGATTGGGAGTTGGCAGACATATATGCCGACCAGGGCATCACCGGCACGTCCATAGACAAGCGGGATGACTTCCTACGGATGATGGAGGACTGCCGAAAAGGGCGCATCGACCGCATCCTTGTGAAATCTTCCTCCCGCTTCGCCCGAAATACCAAGGAAAGTCTGGCGGCTGTACGGGAACTGAAGTCTCTCAACATCAGCGTCTACTTTGAGGAGCAAAACATTGACACCGCGCAGGCCACCGGCGAAACACTCACAGCAGTCTTCTCAGCTCTGGCCCAAAAGGAAAGTGAAGCGATCTCTGAGCGGATGCGCCACAGCTACCAGATGCGGATGCAGCGCGGCACCTTCTCCACCCACTGCGCCCCCTACGGCTACCGGCTGGTTGAAAATCAGCTTGAGGTCATTGAGGAAGAAGCCGTCATCATCCGCCAGATCTTCGACCGCTATCTCTCTGGCATCAGCATGGAGGATATCGCAAAGGAGATCACGGCGCTGGGCATCCCCACCAAGCAAAACACCCCCTTCTGGCAGGTTCGCAGCATCCAATACATTCTGCGAAATGAAAAATATGTCGGGGACTCCCTGCTGGGGAAAACTTACACCACACTCACTCTCCCCCACCGGAAAATAGAGAATAAGGGTGAGGGAGTCCAATATTTTATCGAAGGAAGTCATCCTCCCATCGTCAGCCGCACGGTGTTTGATAAGGCGCAGCAGCTTCTATCGCGAAAAAGCGCCGTCATTCCCCCTCGTGCCGCCGCTCCCCATCCCCTTTCACGGAAGATCGTATGCGGACATTGCGGCGCGTTCTGTAAGCGAAAGAAAACCCGCGGCACCGCCTACTGGATCTGCCAGACACATAATAAAAATGCCGGGAGCTGCCCAACCATGCAGATCCCCGAAACGGAGATCACAGAAGCATTCCTTCGGATATATTTCACGCTCAAGCATCATGGCGATCAGGTGCTGACCCAGCTCATTCAGGATCTCCAGGCAGCCAAAAACGGCAAGCTGCTTTGGAGCGAGGATATTGTAGAACTCAATAAGCAAATAGCGGACATTGCGTGTCAGGAACGATTATTGGCCCAGCTCAAGCAGCAGGCCGTGGTCGATCCTGATATTTTTATATTCCAAAGCAATCAACTGGCTGAGCAGCGCCGCGATGCAAATCTGAAAAAATCCCGCATTCTCCGTTCCGAAGACGATCAGACAGTCCAACGCACACAGGAGCTTCTGGACATTCTGGAAGATGGGCCGGATCTGCTGATGACCTTCAATGAGGCACTGTTCAGCGAATTGGTTGAGACGATTACCATTCAGGATAACAGCACCATCCGCTTCCGCCTGATCAACGGGCTGGAGCTTCCGGAACACATTGAAAGGAAAAAATAAACCGATGGCAAGCAAACGAAAAATGGTCTTTGGCTACCGTATGGAGCTTGGGGACATCGTCCCTTCTCCCAACGAGGCCGACACGGTGCGGTACATCTACACACGGTACCTCGCCGGCGCGTCATTCCAGTGCTTGGCAAACGAGCTGAATCAGAAAGCGCTCCCCTATCACACCGGCAAGTCCTGGAACAAAAATATGGTGGCCCGTATTCTGGAGGACAGCCGCTATGTTGGAGCGGATCTCTATCCCCCGATCATATCCGCTGAACAGCTCCAAGCCGTGCAGGAGCGGAGAAAGAAGAACTGCACAGCCTCTCCCCCGCTCCCCGCGCAGGCCGAGCTCTATAAGCTGTGCGGCAGCGCAGTCCCCGGCAGCGCAGCGAAAAGAATACGCAAGGCATTGAATCATCTGATCGACGATCCGCTGCGGATCAGCATGACGGCATCCGCCGTCTGCGACACGGCAGAGATCCGGCAGCTCCAGCAGGAACTGGACACGCTGCTGCAGACACCGCCTGTAGATGAGGACACCGCACGGCAAAAAGCCTTGGAGGTCGCGTCCCTAAAGCTGGCGAGCGTCAAAACGGAAGAATATGAATCACACCGTCTCCGCGGCATCTTTGAAACACATCCGAAAATGGACGCGCTGGATGCCGCGCTTCTGAAGCAGAGCCTACGCAAAATCGAATGTCACGGTGACACGGTATGCCTTCTGCTGAAAAACGGCCAATGGCTGGAAGCGTAGGCAGATGTGCATACCACCGAAATACGCCAAAAAAACATTGCAATAAAAGGAGCGTGAGCGCGCATGACAGAGTCTCAGCCGGAAAAGAAGATCATCGTCATTCCGGCAAAAAACGAATCCCCGCAGGAACAGGCCAAGAAGCGGAATCTGCGTGTTGCCGCCTACTGCCGCGTCTCCACCGGTGATGAGGAGCAGTTGACCAGCTACGAAAACCAGAAAGCCTTCTACACCGAAAAGATCATGAAAAATCCGGAGTGGACAATGGTGGATATCTTCGCGGATGAGGGCATCACGGGAACTTCCACCTGCCGGCGTAAGGATTTCCTGCGTATGATCCGTCAGTGCAGACAGGGCAAGATCGACATGATCCTTGCCAAATCCGTCTCCCGCTTCGCCAGAAATACGCTGGATACCATCAGCTATACCCGTGAGCTGCGGAGCCTTGGCATCGCCGTGATCTTCGAGGAGCAGAACATCAACTCCATCTACCCGGAAAGTGAATTCCTCATCGCGCTCCACGCCGCCTTCGCGCAGTCCGAGAGTGAATCCATCTCCGCCAATGTCCGCTGGGGCAAGCGCCAGTCCATCAAAGACGGCAAAGTCACCTTCCAGTACAAAACCCTGCTGGGCTATGAAAAAGGGCCCGACGGGAATCCTGTGATCATTCCGGAGGAAGCAGAAACTGTCCGCCAGATTTTTGAATGGTACCTTGCCGGAAAAAGCGTCCGGGATATCCGTCTGGCGCTGGTGGCCGGCGGGTTCCGGAACGCCGTTGGAACCACAGACTGGACCACCAGCAACCTGCGCTCCATCCTCACCAATGAAAAATATTGCGGAGACGCCCTGCTCCAGAAAACCTTCGTTAAGGACTGCATCAGTAAAAAATCGATCCCAAACACAGGGCAGCTCGCCAAAGTCCTGATCCAAAACAATCATGAAGCCATTATCAGCCATGAGATGTTCGATGCCGTGCAGCTTGAACTCGCGCGGCGCCGCGCGCAGGACGGCCGCTCAAGAAAAAGCGCCCCCACGGGTCGCGGAAAATTCAGCGGCAAATACGCGCTCAGCGGTCTGCTGTTCTGTGCGGAATGCGGCACGGCTTACCGGCGTGTCGTATGGACGCAGCATGGTGAAAAACGCGCGGTATGGCGCTGCACGAGCCGTCTGGATTATGGCAGAAAATACTGTCTGAACTCTCCGACACTGGATGAGGAACCGCTCCAACAGGCAATTTTGAACGCCATCAACTCCGTCATGTCCGATCATAGCGCTCTGGCAGAGCAGCTTAGAGATACGATGGAACAGGAGCTTGCCCCCATTCCCGGTGAGAGCATGAGCCTTGGAGATATTGACCGCGCCATAGCAGACCTGGGGCGGCAATTCACCGCCCTGCTGAGCGAGGCCGCCGTTGCGGACAACGCGGA